CGACTATCTTATTTACTTTTGGTCGTCGGACACAATTACTTACACAGTTAGCGGCACAGGTCGCCTTTTGATGGAGTACAAATAATGGCTCAGATTCTTGACCTTGGAAAAATAAGATTCCAATTCAAAGGCGAATGGAGTGTCTCTACTGAATATCAGTTCAATGATGTTGTTTCTTTCAAAGGCAATTCTTATGTCTACATAAGCACCGCAAGGACCACAGGTACGCTGACCTCGGCCGCAACTTTCTGGGGCCGGATGACTAATGGCGTTGCTTTCTCCGGTCTTTGGGATGTGGCAACTGAATACGGGTACGGTAGCGTCGTTCGTTACGGCAGCAACTTGTATATGTATTCAAATCTTGTGCAATCAACAGGGAATATCCCAACAGACACTGAATATTGGACATTGTTTGTTGGCGGTTGGAATTTTAGAAGTGAATGGGACGCGGCCGCTGCATATAAAGTAGGTGACTCAGTATCATACGGCGCCACTGTGTATGTGGCTAACGTCGACAACACCAACACAAATCCTGGCGCTGTCGGTAACTCGTGGGCTCGTTTAACAGAAAGTGTTCAATGGGAGGGTATTTACGACGCCGCTGTAGCATACCAACTTAATGATGTGGTGAATTACAACAGCAGTCTTTATATCGCGGTACAAAACACAACAGGAAATACGCCGAGCACTGACGGTGTTTTCTGGGAATCATTCTTGTTTAGTGGTTCTCTCTATTCCCCCGATGTTTATTATGTGACCCCCGCAGGTTCAGACACTAATAATGGCGAAACAATCTCTGGTGCATTTGCCACAATTAAAGCCGCCTGTGCAGCTGCCGCTGCAGCCGGAAACCCAGCTACTATTAATGTATCGGCGGGTACGTATACAGAAATATGCCCAATTGTTGTACCACCAGATGTCGCCATAGTTGGCGATAGCCAGCGAACGGTAAACGTACACCCCACGCTTTTAACGAACACTTCGACCATGTTCCAGATGAGTAATGGCTCAATCTTGAACAAGATGACTTTTAAAGGCATGACCGGTTGGGTTCCAGGTAGCACCCCTGAAGATATAACAACATCAACACCAGCCGGCGTTGTTGTCGGTTTTAATGTTAATTCGCCCGCTACTACGAAATCTCCTTATGTCTTGGAATGCGCCGCTATTTGTTCTGGTGCAATTGGCGCTTTAGTTGATGGGTCGGTTCATGGCGCCGGCGCAAAAAGTATGTTGTTTCACGGTTACACAATTATCAGTGATAACGGTGTAGGTTTTTGGACAAAAGACGGTGGTAAAGCAGAGATTGTTTCTTGTTTTACATACTATTGCTATATGGGGTACGCGGCTTCTGGGGGAGGTTTTATCCGATCCCTCAACGGTAATAATAGCTACGGTACGTGGGGTGCAACATCTCGTGGCTTTGATGCCAACGAAACATCACAAACCGGTCAAATACACGGACAGCAACTTAATTTTATCTACGGCGGCGGCGCGATAAACGTTGGGGACACAGTCACAAGCTCCGATGGAGGTACAGCGACTGTAACAAATGTTCAGATATCAGCAGATAAAGTTTATGTTTCTGGCGCGACTGGAACCTTCTTGTCAGGCAATACGCTGACATTTACTAGCGGCGGCGCAGGCACAGTAGGTTCTGCCGCCCTAGAAGATCAAAAAGGTTTTATTATTGTAGCTGACAATTTGTCCGCAGAACCGATTCCTGGTCAAAGTATTCAAATCGCCGGCGACTCAATTACGTACGTTATCCAGAGCTCGGCAGGAACTTATGTAGATACATCGAGCCAAATTGCCATTTATTTAGCCCAAGAGAAAGTAAATGGTTCTCCAGACGGGACCGGCATCACTATGCGATCTTTGTATTCGCAAGTGAGATTGACAGGCCATGACTTCTTGAACATAGGAACTGGAGGCATCGCTACTACAAATTATCCAGGAGAACCAACTCAAGCCCCTGCACAAGGGAACGAGGTTGATGAAGTATTTCCAGGACGAGTTTATTACGTATCTACAGACCAGAACGGAAATTTCCGTGTCGGCGAGTACTTCCGTATTGACCAAGCCACCGGCCGTGCAACTCTTAATGCGAGCGCGTTCGATCTTGCCGGCCTGACCTCATTGAGGCTGGGGTCAATTGGCGCGCAGCTTGGCGAGACTATTAATGAATTCTCTTCAGATCCTTTACTCAATGGCAATAGTAATACCGCAGTGCCAACTGAGTACGCAGTTAAGACCTACATAGACGCGGGACAAGCCACCGCGGCGTCTAGCCTATCTACTGGCTTAGCGCTCAAGCAGGATACGCTTGTCTCGGGCACCGATATAAAAACTATCAATAGCGGTTCCTTATTAGGATCGGGCGATATTGAGCTAGTCACATTAGCTAGTGTACAAGCGTTGTCTAACAAAACTTTTAGCTCCGCATTACTTAATGGCGATATAAAGGAAAGTGTTTTAGTTTCAGCGACTGCTGCAAACGGCACTATCAATTTCGACGCGCTGCCACAACAAATAATCTATTACACCTCTAACGCGGCAGGTAATTTTACGATTAATTTACGCGGGGATTCGTCAACTACTTTAAACAGTTTGATGGACGTTGGTGAAACCATAACAGTTGTCTTCGTGAATACTTGTGGTGGTACGGCTTACTACAACACCTCGGTGCAGATAGATGGCGCTGGTGTGACTCCTAAATGGCAGGGCGGCGAGGCACCAACCGAAGGGAATGCCTCGTCGATAGATATCTATTCTTATGTAGTAATTAAAACTGGGTCTGGGACATACACTGTTTTAGCTTCCCAAACGCAATTCGCGTAATTAAAGGATTTTTCTATGCCGATACAGAATACGCGCGCAGTAGGTAGTGCAAAGGGGTATGGGTTCTCTTCTTCGTCAGGAGGAGGTGTTGCTTGGAGTAGTAGTTTAAATATAAAAGCAAACGTGAATACGAGTGTTATACCCCTTTCTACCCGCAGCGAACCGCCGCCAGTAGTGGCTTATACTGGCCTTGGCAGTTGGAGCATGCCGCCGGAGGCCAACTGGGTTTACTCTAATGGGTATCACTATTTTGATATTTTTGAAGGATCATATTCGGTCGCTATCGGCGGCGCAGAAGGATCAGGAACAAGCCACGGTTATGGCGCAATGATCTCAGGTACTTTAATTGTTGAACAGCCTGCTCGTTTAGTCGCCTTAGCAGGGCTCCCTGGCACCGGTAACTACTCTGGTGGGGGTATGTCGGCCGTCGCTATCTGTAACAGCGGAGACAACTATACAAACGTCGATGCGCTTATTGTAGCTGGTGGCGGTGGTGGTGGTTATAGCGTTGCAATGTCGAACCAAGATGGTGGCCCCACCAGTTGGCCTGCTACGTCCCAGAGGGGGAGTTCCGCTGACTGTACGGGTTTAGATGGTGTCTACGACGGCGGCGCCTCTTTTTATACGGGTGTACATATTATTCGCTCATACAACTGTCTTAGTAATCAGCCCCAACGCGCTTATTGTTTTGTAGAGGGTGGGCGTGGCGGCACCACGACGGGCTGCGGTAACAGCCCTGGTGGGTTTGGTAGCGGTGGCGGGAGTTGTCCAGCCGGCGCTGGCGGGTACTACGGAGGCGTAGCTGGCGGTAACGGCCCCGCGGTTGGCGGCGGCGGCGGCACTTCGTATCGCCGTTCCAGCGGGCCAGTACGGATATCATCATGGGCTGACGTTGGTACAAATGGCTCTCAGAGGGGTGGACAACCAGGAACAGCAACTGGCTACGTCATAATCACTCCGATTCCTTAAAGCGCGGGAGGAAAACATGTCTGATAGTTTAGGTTTTGCGAAAATTAAGGGAGGTGTAGTAATTCAGTTTCCCTACAGTATAGAAAATCTTAAAGAAGAGAATCCTTCAACTAAGTTTGATCAGAAGACTCACCTTCCGCTACTTTATGATTTAACAGAAGAGGGGGAAAGTTCTAACTTCTCTATTGTCGAGGTGTTTTATGATGATATTACTTATGATTTCGACTTCGGCACTCAAACTATACTACTTGATGACTCTCCATCACTAATAGAGGGTCGATGGGTCTTAAAAACGCGCATAGTAGAACGAGATTTAGACGGCGTTACTGAAGTGCCGCTTGCGGAAATAATCTAGTGAGGTCAGCTAATTCGGGGCAGGATATGGAAGTGAGTAAAAGTTGGGATGAGAGTTCAGATATAAAGTTAGCCGGTGAAGAAACACAAACGTCCCTTGTAGTAAAAAGAAAAGAAATTTGCTCGGAGTGCCCTTCGTTAAACGAGAAGATTAAAGTTTGCAGGGAATGTGGATGCTTTATGCCATTTAAAATCCGTATGGGCGGAGCGGTGTCTTGTCCTTTAGGTAAATGGTAGCTCGGGTAGGCTGAACAAATGCGAGAAGCGATAAAACCAATACACGATAGAGCCGAACATCACCCGTTAGCCCAAGCGATGATAACGGGTGGGATAGCCGCAGAGGTCTATGCGGATCTGTTGGCAAGCTTACTCATAGTTTATGGGGATCTTGAGAGCAAAGCGAGAAAAGAGGGGTTGTTAGCAGAACTCGCTGGGGTGTCCCGCTACCAACTTATGCTTGAAGACCTTGTTGAGTTAATAAGTGATAACGGGTTAGGCACAAGTGCTTACGAGCCTTTTATTGATGACTACTGCGACCACATATGGAAACAGGATAATGAAGGGGTTTTAGCCCATCTTTACGTTCATCACATGGGTGACCTTTTCGGCGGTCAGATTCTAAAGAACAAGTTACCAGGAAAATGTAGGCGTTACGATTTTACTGATAGAGAGGATCTCATTAAAAAAATTAGAGCTTCTCTGACCGACAGTGAAAAAACAAAACAAGAAGCCATTCACGCATTTGAGTTTGTAATTAGCCTATATGACAAAGTCGCAGCCAAGCACAATATTCACTAAGTTAGAGCAAGCAAAAGATATTCTGGTGTCGAAGTTTGACGGGTTCGAGACCTACGACGAAGGGCATCGGTATCCGTGGCAAAACTTCTTATGGCGATCGGATAAGTTTAGAAGGGCGCATCTTGATGTTGTAGATGCAAGGGACACTAAGAAGCTCTACATGATGCATCTTACCGTGTTTCCGCACACAGACGATGGCGCACCGGTTTTTGGTTTTGACCTCATTGCGGGGCCTAAGAAAGTAACAGGTGCATTCCATGACTTCAGTCCTATAGATCAAAGTCACGAAATGCTCTTGAAGTTCCAAGACGAAGTAACACCGTTCAGCTGGTCGAAAGAAAGAGAGCTACCTGAGTGGGCAAG